CATTTTGATATAAACCCGAACCTACCAGATCTCTGACGGAACGTCCAAAATCTGAGGCTAACGTGTCAGAGTGAGATACTGATAATATTTCATGTTGAGGATGTCTGCCTAGGTACCAGGCCGGAAATAATTTTGAGCAAATAACAGATTTAGAACTACGAGGTGGTAAGAATACCATAAGACGTTTGAGTTCTCCTTCTTCAACCTTTTGTAATTTTTCACTGATAACTTCAATATGTCTACCCATCTTGAAATCAGCTACTAACTTTGGAGCAAATGTTTTTACAAAAGCTAAAAAGTTATCTTTGCTTTTTACAAGAGATTGTACGTCTAGTTTCTGAAGAAGTTTTTTCTTAGTCGTCTCGTCAGAAGCTAACTCACTTATCGGTATCTTCGGATTTTCCACCTTTTACAATCTTTAGTCCTACAACATCCGCCAGACGTTCTATGTCTTTGTCGGTATCGTTCGTTAATAATTCTGATGTTGTAATATTCTGTTCAATTTTAGAAACATCGACAAACATACCTAAATGTTTCCCAATATTTTCTAAAGCTCTGTTTGCATTTGTATGATCTCCTTCAGTTATTGAGTTCTGATATACTTCATGCATCTTTTCCAAGACTTTTTCTTTTGTCCAGCTAATACGTTTCAAAGCTTGTTCTTGATATTCTTCAATACGAGCTTGTATTTTTTTATTATTAAGTAGCTGGCGGGCACGTCGACGGGTTAGTCCGTTGGTGTCATCTTCTTTATACCCGGCAACCTTGTAGGCATTGAGTTCATCACCGGTAGCTGCATATTCCATACAGAATTTTTCCTGCATTGGAGTCATGCCTCTGGGTAATGTCGATTTTGCAAACATTTTGTGTTTGGCTGGTCGTTCTAGCATCTCTTCTTTTCTCCTCTCGTACTCTTCAGGGTTTTTTCTTTTTAAGGTAAGCATACGACGACGTTCAAGTTCCTGCTTCATCTCATAAAGCCGTCCCCCGTTTCTCGTTTTGTATGTCGCAGCTGTTTCTTTAATTAAATTTATCAGCTCTTGTTCTTTCATGCGACCATACAGTATATGTGGTCGGGGATTCTTCCCTTTTTTTGTCATAGTGTTTTACTCCTATCACTATTATTAGTATACCTATAGTAGTTTAGGTAGCCAATGTATCACTGGAAAGGGGTAGCTACCTAAACTTCATAAACTATAAGTTATTTATTGACGGATAACAAGTTTTAAATTAGAATGACTGAATATTTATGAGACCTGAAGAATTTTTATACACACCTATGGTTTTATTAGACCATCGTTTAATGGAATATCAGTTTTGTATGCAAAATATTCTGCATCCGAAAGGACATTACGTAGAATTTGGAGTATATCAAGGACAATCTATAAATTATTTAGCTAGTTTAAATAAAAAAATTACATTTCACGGCTTTGATAGCTTTGAAGGACTACCTGAACAGTGGTTCATGGGACATAAAGTCATAGAAAAAGGACATTTTGCTGTATCAGAGCTACCAAAAGTGGTACCAAACGTAGTTTTACACGAAGGTTGGTTTGAAGAAACCATTCCAGTCTGGAAAAAGGACCACAAAAGACACATATCGTTTATGAATATTGATTGTGATCTCTATAAATCTACAAAAACTGTTTTAGAATTACTTAATGATCAAATTATAGACGGTACATTAATACGATTTGATGATCTTTTGCCGTCACCAATCTCTCCTTACCCTAAATGGGAAGAAGGAGAATGGAAAGCTTCGGTTGAATGGTGTCAACAGTACAATCGTGAGGTTGTTCCGTTAGCCCGTTCATGGAAACAAGGGTGTATTATGAAGGTGGTTAAGTAATGGTTGAAAGAATTATGGATCCAAACAACATTCGGCCGGATCATTTAGAACGATATAACTTTGCCTGTAAGAAACTTGAAGAACTAACGGAACCAGACCACGTTCTAGATGTGGGCTGTGGTATCGGGTATGGTTCTGTAATCATGCACAACATAATGTCAAGCTGGGTAGATTGTATTGATAAATCTGAAGAAGCATATGAAGTATTTTTAAAGTCATATGATGACAAAGCTCCTAGAGTTAATTATATTTTGCAAGATTTTACAAAGTTGAAGAAAGGGCTATTACGAGATAACTATGATGCTGTCGTGTCGTTTGAGTTTATTGAGCATATACCCCCTGACCTCGCCCAGAGTGTCTTTGATCTAGCCGGAGAAAAAACAAATTTATTTATCTGCTCATCACCGAACGAACGAGTGAGACCTCATCAGCTACCTCCGGTCAATGAGTTTCACTACAAACACTACACCCCGGAAGAATTTGAGGACATGGGTAAGCAAGCTGGGTTTACCGATGTAGATTTCTTTTGTCAGACTAGTGGGAAACACTACGACGTACGGCCGGGCCTCGAAGGAGGCAAATTTATGATAGCTGTATTTTCTAAAGGGGTGATGGGTACCCTAGATTCAGAAACAAGGGGGCCTATTCTACAGAAAGAAAATGTAGTATAAGTCTGATTTTTGCTGAATTTTCGGGAGTTGCATATAACATATAACACATGCACGTAGTGTTTTTCTGTGCCCCCTCAGTCGTATTGTGGTAGAAGTACAGTCGTAAAAAAAATAAAAAAAGTGTTGACAAATATTGTGGATAGGGTACACTATAATAGTAATTTTAATATTAACTTTTATATGGAGAAATGATAATGAAACAATTAGAATTACCTTTTAAACCTAAACAAGGAACTACTAGAATTAGCATAGATTTTCGTGATAGAGAATCGGCTTTAAATTGGTGGTTTGAGAATGTACACTGCTTCTTCGGTTGGGGTTCTGATGCAACCTTAGTTAGACAAGATGCCTTGCACAACAAAGAGATAACTAACAAATGGTTAGTTAGACGTCAAGGATCTGGCTTTCCAGTAGAAGAGTTAGCACCTAAGAAGTAGATCTTAGATCCTTCCCAAATGAAAACCCCAGGTTAATCCCTGGGGTTTTTTTATGGAGAAGTCTTTTTATTCACTCTCAATGATATATTTTTTTATTTTCTTGTAGATATTCTCGGGGTCGGTTGCCCAATAGTAAGACATAACTACTGAGCAGATTAAATATAGGATCAAGCATCCGATGAAGATCACACTGTCGATTGGTAAGATCTCAAGTTGGATCGGATAGATCGTCCCGAGTAGAAAGGAGATCGCCACGACATTAGCCATGGCGATCCAAAAGAATATTGTATTAAGCTTTGGCACTTGCTACGATCCTCCGTATTGCATTCATCTGATCTCCGCCACCTGCTTCGTGACATTGATCGCAGATCGTCCCGTCGATCCTCGGCCAACCATTATGGCCTCCGTCCCAAGTCGAGATCTTGCCATTGTCCAAAACTCTTGGAATAGCATTATCCTTAATCGAATGACCACACAAGCCACACGGATCAGTTGTTGTTTTTTTGTTTGCAGTTGTCATCATTTCTCCTTTGTTAACAATTACAATTATAGAGTAGCACAACTAAAACCTATGTCAACCCCTTATTTACTTTTTCTTGTCTTGATATAAAGCCCGTCAGTGAGTAAATAGACTAGCTATAATAGTAGAGTATAAAGAAAAAAACGGGGTATACATCCCTACTGCCAAAAAAATAAAGGCACAAAAAAAAAGCCCACAGAAATTAATCTATGGGCTTTCGTTGGAAGGAACTGAGTCTATTTGAATGGTTGTGTTAGCTGATGAATTTTAGGATTAGCATAATTATTGGTTGGAACTCCAACCTTTGTGTAATAATTTAAAGCACCTATGTCATTATTTAAATCTTCAGTAGTGCCATACCAATTAATATAAGAAAAAAACTTGGCTCCCATCAGCTTCCTGACTAACAGAGCTTGGCTAGGGTCAAGGTAGCATAGGGCAGAGTGCATTTTGTCCGTAGCTCTAGCTAGTTTTTCACTACGACTGTCAACCACTCCTAGTCTTTCTAGTTCTTGTTTAAATAAATTTGGCATTACATTTCTCCTTTGTTAACGGCTATAATATCTGAATAAAAAGGCTCGTCTATTTCAAGCATAACTTCGGTGTAGCCATCACCTAGCCACTCAAAAACACCTTCATTACCCATACTCTTATCACATTGAATGCCGACACAAGTTCGACCAAACTCGTCAACATCACTAGACACCCAAACTATTTTAGGTCTTGTCATATAGAACGGAATGCCTAGATTTTTTAGATTAACTCCGTGTTCCAAGTAGTAATCAGACTTCTTGGACAACTCTGCGAAGTTCTCTATGATGTCTTCTATCATCATATCATTTCTCCTTTTAATAGTTAATTTCTAATTTAGAACCATTCTAAACTAAAACACCCACAAATTATTTGGGCTTATCTAAATATATCAGGTTGAAACTAATAATCAAGCCTAAAAAAAGAAAGCCTCGTGTCAACACAGAGATGACTACGAGGCTTCCACCATTTTGGAGAAATGATGCTGTATGACTACCACAAAGAAAAACATATGTCAAGAGAAAAAAACGGGGTGAGTACAGCTGGGCAAGAAAAAAACCTTGTTTAGAACCATTCTAAAGTAAATAATATAAGAAAAAAACGTGGATTGTCCAGCAAAATCAATGGTTTATGGGTGTTGACTACAATTTTATATTTTTTGTTGACATTGGGTTTATATAGGGATATGTTAGTAGTCATAATATGTATTAATTAATAATATCAACCATTTATAGGAGATTTGTAAAAATGAAAAAATTAGTATATGAATATGAATTTGTAGATGCTTTAGTATCTGACGAATATGCAAGTTTTAGCCGTCAAGGTGCAATAGCTTTATATCATTATTTATTTGATAATATGGGCGAAGATTACCTATTTGACCCTGTGGCTATCCGTTGCGAGTGGTCAGAATACGAAAACCTCAAAGAGTGTTTGGACAATTACGACGACATAGACACACTTGAAGACCTTGTGGAACACACGGCAGTTGTGCCAATTCCTAATACTGATAAATTAATAATAGCAGACTTTTAAAGGGGGTAAATTATGGGTAAAGTCAAGCAATACTATCACGAGGCAGAAGAAAACTCTATTGCTTCAATGATTGAAAATTTAGATTGGGGTGATGCAGATGGTCACCCCACAATTTCTGAACATACGAATTACATTATGAGCAGAGTTAAACCAATTTTTCATACTGAAGAAGACATTAAATTAATGATAAATTTATACATTGAAAGCAAAATATAGGGGGTAAATTATGGAAAATTTTGTAAACGATATTCAAGAACTTGAACAAGTTAGACACTTTCTAATTAAAGCAAGTACAAGCAACAATGCTGATACAATCAATGCTTGTAATGGTCTTGCTCTTGAAAAATTAAATAAACACATTGAAACTAAAATTAGAATTATTAGTCAATTCGAAGAAAGTGAGGGAGAAAAATGAGCATTGTTAAATGTCCTGATTGTAAAAGTACAAATCTTTATTTCTATTATCACGAATATATAAACTGTGGTGCAGATGATAATGTTATTTTTAATCAGAATAAAAAAGGAGAATGGGTAGCAACATTCCCTAAATTAAAACACGAAGATTTAACTCGTAATGAATTAATGGGTTGTAATGATTGTTCATCTGAATTTGAAATTAACTCTTGCAATTATGAAGATGAGAACGGTGAATATAAAAATGAGTGTATTGCTAATTTAAGTGAAGTGGAGGAAGACAATGACCCAGTCTATTGGTGCTAAAATATTAACTATAAAACATAAGGAGTAATAATTATGACGACGAAAAAATATCTTGTGACAACTTATGCTACTGCTGAATGGGAGTGCATTGTGGAGGCTAACTCTGTAGAGGAGGCTGAAGAAAAAGTTTGGGAGGGGGATTATGATGAGTTAAACAATGGTGACCCTATCAAAATTGAAGATGAACAAATAAAATCTATAGTGGAGCAAGAGTGATGCCTAAAGTAATAGATATAAAATCAAAGAAACCGTTTAAACAATCTAATAAATTGTGTGATGAACACCAAGCTGATTGGGTATCAGAAGAAGTATGCAAAGTAATTAACAAAGCTATGAAAAAGAATATAGACCTTTTTAATATAGCCGTTGGATTAACTGAAGTAACTGTTAATTATGTACACGACACCGCACCTGATGTTTTATCTGCACAACATTTAATAACATCAACTATTAACCTTGAACTAGAAAGACAATTAAAAGAAAGATTGGAGGATAGGGATGACTAAAGAAAGATTTCTTGATACTCCTATTAAGTTAGGTGCTTTTAAAGATGGTGTAGCTGATGGCTTACTCGAGGGTCATAGATCAAGCTACCATATTGATCAGTATTCTTACAAACAAGGATATGACTTTGGGTTAGCAATGTATAACAGATTAAAGGAGAGTGAGTGATGAATGAAAAAGAATTTATCAAATGGTTAGATGAAAATGCACCCATTGACTATGAAGAAGTACAACACTTTAGTGATGAAGCAGGTGCATCAATATGGATTAGATTTGATTTAGATAAGGAGGACGATGATGACTAAAGACTTATTTGATTCACAAATATGTGTGGAATGTGGTGAACCTTGCCACTTTGGTAGTGGTAGGTTTGTTAACAGATACCCTCGAGATGATGGTAATGTCGAGGGTTGGGTATGTGGTTTCTGTGCAGTAGAGATCGATGCAATGATTGAGGAGATGAGAGATGGCTAAAAAGAAATTAGTATATCCTTATGAGGGATACAGTAGTAGTGGTAGTGATGCTGACTATGAACAACCTACAAAAATAATAACAATTAAAGTTGAGGGAGGGTGTGTTGTAGATGTAGAGAATATGCCCAAAGGTTATAAATACAGAGTTGATGATGCAGATTTGAGTGAGTATTATGGCTAAAGAACTCTTTGCATTATACCTAGTTTTCTCTACACCAAGTGGTGTGGAGGAGAGGTTTGTTATGGGACGAGAGAACTGTAACAACCTAGAACCGATCGTTGAACGAGAGTTTAAACGATTGAATATTAATCGAGATGAACTACAACAATCAGGATATATGTGTATCGGTTGGAAGTTTCATCTTGCACGACAAGGGAGACAATAATGAGACAACTTGATTTATTTTATGACAAACTACCACGATATATTATTACTAAACAAAAAGGTAACGATAAGTTGTGGGTAATATGGGATGATTGGGAGTTAAAAGAAACCAATTATATATTTACAACGGGTGAGAAAGCTAGACAATGTTTAAACACCAACCTAACTCAACAGTATAGATATGCTTGAGGCATTCTTCATAACTATTTGGTTAGAAATTCAAGAGGGACAATTAAGAAGTTATCATCTTAAACCCACGAGAGAATGTGAACGAACTGTTGAGCAACTATTTCTTAAATTTAAGGATAGACCTGAAAAATTAATCGCAGTAAAATGTGATACAATAGAAACATTAAAACAAAAAAAGGAGATGTTTGATTAACAATGACACTTATACATAAGCACGACAAAGCTACATTTGTTACTCACAACGACATAATTCTTGTTGGGTGTGGACATATATTACTTGGTAATATTAAAACTAAATATGAATCTTTAGTCAGAACCTTTGGTTCACCTGAAGTATGTCTAGGTTCAAAGACAGTAGACTTTATATGGAGAATACAATATCAAGTTGGAAATCTTGAGTCTCAGATAGTCATATACAATCAACGGCAAGAGGATCAACCAATGGTAACTGACTATCGTCAGATAAAAAATTGGTTGGTAAAGGGATACAATAAACAATACTACGACCGAACCATAAAGGAGATACAGAACAATGGCTGATAACGACAATGACACTATGAACCCCAAGCTACGAATGGAAATGATTGAGCAAGTGCTTGATGATTTTTTAAACAATCGCATTGATCGAGACAATGCTGAAATGAAACTCTACTGTTTCGGTGCAAGTAATTATCAGGATCGCATTGTTGAGCTTGATGCCTATCGTAAAGCTAAAGCCAAGCAACCTGTTGCTGATGCTCACATTGATAGCTATGACTCAACGAAACCCTGTGATACCGAGTGAACTAATGATTACTACTACCCCTACTTCTAAAAAAGACACAAGCCGTCTATATATTATTAATAATATTATTAATCTATTTATTAATAGTAATATTAATAGTAGTAGTAATAGTAGTAGTAATAATATTATTAAGCTATTTATTAATAATACTATTAATAATA